ATGGTACACCAGCATCAACTAATGCTTTAGCTTGTCTACCTGCATCAGTATCTAATAGTCTGATTTTACCTCTTACTTCTTTGCTTTCTTTATCGTAAAAAAGTTCTTCAACGATGTGAGATACGTTTTTCAATGAAGTATCAAATTGTTGTGGATGATCTAATTCACCTAACAATTTAGAAGATTCAATTTTCTGCTGAAGAGCCTCAATTTGAGGAACATACTCATCTTCAGTGTAGATTCTATTGTTTCTATTTTTTTGATCAATTTGACCAAATACTCCTTCGAGAACGTAATCTTTCTCCTCTGATGATGTTACATTCAGAGCCGATGACGACATTTCAACGATTAGCAAATCCTTTGCTTTTTTCATATTTATGGATTTTCTATTTTTAATATATATCCTTTAGTTATTATGTAATTATCTTATTACCTTTAGATGTCTGCCAGTGGATCATCTTCACCGCCTTCTTCGCCTTCTCCGCCTTCTTCTTTTTCAGCTTCTTTTTCAGCTTCAGCTTCTTCGGTTTTGACGTCATTGTAATATTTAATAATCACTTCAATTTCACCTTCACCAAATGCATTCTCTCCATATTGATCATAGAAATACTTTTTAAATTCTTTCTCTGTAGGATAAGCTGCAATAGCTCCGATAATTTCAACAGCTCCCACTGTTTTTCCAGAATCAAGATTTACATCATCGACATAAACTTTTGATTCTTCGCCTACTCTTGTAGCTGCCTCAATAACTTTATTGTAGCTTTTCTCTTTAGCAAACGCTTCTATTGTTTTAATTACTTTCATAATAATTTATATATTCAATTTATTTTAGATGCCCATTCCATCGTCTTCTTCTTCAGGAGCCTCAGCCTCTTCTCTAGCTTTTGCTGCTTTTGCAGCTTCGTTTGATCTAATTTCATCATCAGACAATTTTAGATATTTTTTAACTAGGTATTCCTGATCGAAGTAATATTCTTCTTCCATTGTTTCTTGATTAGTAGTCATTAAACTATCTCTCATAGATCCAATAAATTCAAGTCTTTTTTCCATGATTTCCATGTGCTTCATTTCAGCAAACATGTTTTCTTCATTGAATCTTAAAGCTACTTGAGTTTTAAATTGTGGATCATCTACAAACTCTGGATATTTTAAACAGATTTGTAAATACAATGGCTTAACTAATATTTCTTGGAATGTAGATCTTAAACGCTTGATAAATTTACCAAACTTAATCTCATCTCTAATCATACCATCGGCTGCAAGGTTAAATTCCCCACCACCATCTTCATATAAGAATCTATTAAATGGAATCTTAGATACGTGTTTTAATTTATCTGAGAAATATTTAAGTGCTTCAGTATCATTTAATTCTGGACCTTCACCTCCAAGTGTTTCTATTTCTGGTGAATCGCCGTCTTTAGAAGGTAACCAATATTCTTTACTAAACTGGAGCATTGGTTTACCATCAGTTGAAAGAGAAGCTGAGTCCCAATCGAAATCTACTTGTTCTTTATAAGAATTCATAAGTTGAGAAAGTGATTGCTTCGCTCTTGTTTTAGATTTACCACCAACTGGGATAATAAACTTCATTCTAAATGAAGCATTGGTAACAGACCAGATCACTCTAGTGTGTTCCATAATTCTAAGTAGGTTAAATGCTCTTACTAATCTTTCTAAGTAAGAGACTCTAGATGCTGTTGTAATAGACGAATAAGATACGTATATAATTTGTGAATCGTATAATTTTCTTTCTTTTACTGGATCATCTTTATATTGTACCCAAACCTTTTTACCATCTTCCGTATTATAACCTGGGATTAATGTAACAGGATCAAGTTCTTTAAAACCTATAATTTCTTTTTGGTCAGGGGAATAAATTATTTCAAATGCCAAATAACCATCTATCAAGAATTTTCTATAATAGTACCACGCTGATTGATCTTCTGTAAAACCAAAATAGTGATAGATTTGTCTAAAGTATCTGTTAAGATCTTTGTTTACCTTATCAGATATGTCAAGTCCTAATACTTCAGGTTGAGCGAAGAAATTCTTTTCATCATATACGATAGTCTCATCACATAGAATATCTAAAATATCTTCAATTTCATCATTGGTTGAGAATCTTCTTAATTCATCTCTTTTTGTTAGATAATCTTTATCAAAGAATGGAATATTCTTCTTAAGATTAATGTCGGTCATGGACATGGCTGCGAATGCACCGTAGATGTCGTCATTGTCGTATCCAAATGGGTTCATTTCCCCATACCCTATTTGGGCTTCCATTGGACCGATGGCTTGTGACTGTCTAAGTACTAGATCATCATAGCGCATACCGAAACTACTCAAGGTTTTAAGTGCACTTGAGAGGCTAAACGGTTTTGTATTGACGCTCAATGGCCCGTTTCTTTTATCTGTAAATCCTGCCATACTTTTTAATTTATGTTATGTTTTATATATCTCATTTCTTTAAGTGGTTTCTAAATGCTTCCTGGATCTTGTTCAAGTCGCTACCATTAATGTCTGCAAAGTCTAAAATCGCTATTTTGGCCCAACTTTCATAAGACACGACCTTTTGATTTGATTTAAGATTTGGAATGTATTGTCTGATTGCAAAATCGAAACCATACTCTTTTAGAAATCTCTTTGCACCTTCATAAGTGAACTTAAGCTCACTTTGTTTTTTTGCGTTATCTGCAGAACCACCTTTCTTTTGGTTTTCTATTTGACCTTTCATTTGTTCATAAACAAAATCTAGTAAGTCTTCTTTTATATTAGGTGGTAATAAGTTTAAATTTATACCACAGTCATTTCCAAAATCAGTTGGATCTAATGCTAATACAACTGGATTGGCATCAAACCATGCTATTCTGTCAATGTGTTTGGGTTTTTTATATTCAAAAACATATATCTTTCCTGGTTCAAATGGTCTACGAGTATCTGCAATACTTTTTGTTTTACCCTTATCAAACCATTTTTTAGCCTCATTGATGGCTTTGCCTTTATTACCAGCTGATTTAAATAGTTGCTTTATGTCTTTTTTGATTTGACCCATTATTTAAGTGACTTTTCTGTAAGTACGATAAATCTCCAACCCCTGTTTTCTGACCAGGCTCTGGCATACTTATATTTATCCATATTCTTGACATACTGCTCAGCTAAAAACTTATAGGATTTAATAGCTCCCTTGCTTCTCTTTTTTGGTGGTTGTGGTTTTTTAATTTGAGCTTCTGGTTTTATTTCAACTAAAAACTCTTCGAATCCATCTTCAGTTTTAGTTTTCATATAAAAGTCAGGATAATATTTATGCTCTCTTTTATCAAAAGACCAGATATACTTGATTTCAACTGGCTCACTTGCCCATTTTACAACATTATCTTTAGTGTCACACATTATCATAAACTTTCTTTCCCAAGAGGATCTGTATATTATTGGTGTTGGACCAACATATTTTTCTGGATTCGTTGGGGTAAAATATCCCTGTACAAATCCTGAATTATTAGTTGGTCTAACATTTTTTATTGACATTATATATTAAACATTCCACCATCTCCGCTAGAATCCTTAGATGAAATCTTATCCATTGAAAGTGTATTTTTATATTTTTGAGGGTGTATTTTATTCCATCCTTTGGCATATCCTCTCTTTGCTATCTCTGTAAAATACGCAAATGCATTAGTATACTTTGGGTTGAAATTACGCCAGTATTTTAGTAAATCTAACATTGCAAATTGTAAACAGTCGTCTCTGTCATCATTATTCACATACGTTAATTTATTTATTGCTCTTTCTGCGAGTAACATTAACATTTTCTCTGCAGTAGGTGTCAATTTATCTTGATCTTTAGATTCTACGATTGCATTGTAAAGATCTTTATTGTTGAGGTAATTTTTCTTTCTAGCCACTTTTTCCTATTTAGTTTAAGGTTATACGAAAAAAAGCCCATTTGTTTCCAAACGGGCTTCAATTAATAATTTATATATGAGTATTAAACTCCTGCACCTGCTTCTAACTCAACTCTAAATTTTTCAATTCTAAGAGGTTCGTCGTTTGCAAAAACAGTTAATGTGTCATCTTTTCCAGCTGAAGCGTATTCTACTGCGTCTACTTTGATGGCATCTCCAACTTTTAAACCTTCAGCTTCTCTAGAAATAGTTGCATCTAAGTATCCGTCAGATAGTCCAAGTAACTCTTCATTTTGAGCGTCTGTTAATTCTTCGCTTAATCTAGTTATTTCTGTATTGATCAAATTATCAGCTGCTTTAATATCTGGTAGATTTCTATCAGCTTCTGCTATACGTCCCTTTTGATCTTTTAGAAATGCGATCATTTCATGTAGTTGAGCAATTTTAGTTCTTTTAGCATCTCTTCTTTCAGAAAATGATTCTAAAATATCTTCAACTAGAAATGTCACATCTGCACCTGTGTGCTCTGCAACATAATCAATTGCTGCGTCTGGTAATAATTTAGAAAATTTACCAATAGTAGTTTCTTCGTTTAATCTCCAAACATAAACGTTATGTCCAGCTTTCATTGTTGCTATAGAAATATTGTTAGATCTAGATTCTACTATAAAATCTAATCTTTTATAAACACTGTGGTTTTTACCAGTAAATTCAAATAATCTAAATAATGATTTATCTTCATATTTGATATATCCTGAAGCAAATATAGATTCTACTACAGAATCACTATGATTTAATATCTCAATGTTATTTGCGAAAACTGTATTTTCACTTACGTTGTATGTGAATCTAATTGCTCTAGGAGATCTATTCATTGTAGAAAGAAACGCTTCTAATAGAGCTATTTCATTCTTAGCTTCATTTAAAGCTTCTGTAGATTTTCCTAGTTTTACAGTTTTAGTGCTTTCTTTTAAGAAAGCTAATTTTTCCTGAGCTTCGATTGTTTTATTGAAATTATCGAATGCACTTTCATCTATCGAAGACACTGTTGATTTATTATTGTAGTCGTAGATAAAATCAACACTATTTTCGTTAATGTTAAATGTTCTTTGACCTGCTATTAATGAATTAAAATCTGCATTAGCCTCGTTGAACATGTCAATGTGGCTTCCAACTATTTTAAAATTTTGGCCAGCAACATTGAAAACATAGCCATTTCCGTGTTCTAAAACAGGTGAAATAATGTTTTTATTTAATTTTGCCATCTCTTTTAAGATTTTTTATTTACTATATATATCATTCTACTATTCATCGAATGGTAAGTCACGCCCTGTGACGTTATAATTATCCCCCAACATAGTTCTTTCTTGGTCGGTTAATTTATCTTCTAGATTTATTGAAGAATTACCAATTGTGAACATTCTATTACTTTGTTTTCTTCTTTTGGTAACGTTAACGACCTCTTCTCTAAGCTCCAGTCTTTCTCCTAAGTTCTCGTCATCACATATACCTGTTTGTAGCCAAACTTCACCGTTAAATTCCCATTTTGCACCCGTTGAATTATCACAATATACGTGTCCAACTGGAATGCCAGTTATAAATCCATTAGGATCTCCGAAGTTGCCTTTAGCTCCAAGTGAAAAGTATTCAGTGGTATATTTTCTAATTTGATCTTCTTCAAATTGGAAATCAGGAATAAATGAATTTATCTCTAGGCTAAAAGTTACTTTATGATTTCCTTTATCGTCGAATCCATATTCAATTGGTCTTTCTTGTGTGTAATCATCTGGCATCATGTATTGTGAACTTATTCTATACGTACCGTCTTCAATATGTCCAGCATCTACATGATAGAAATTAGCCTTATACATTTTTTTAACAAGTGCTTCTGTTACTTTAAACAAATCTAATTGACTTGAAAGCAAAATTTCAATATCTACACCTACATTGACTGGAATCATTTGAAATTCTGCAACAAAACCTTCCATAAAACCTTCATCGTTGATTCTGTTATAATTACCTAAATTTCTTTTGTTAACTAATTTAGATGGATCAACTGCAAATGATGTTAGATTAACAATTCCTCTTGGAACTTTGTCATAGTTTCCATCTGCAAATTCTCCATCTGGATCACAACCAACTCCATTTGCATTAGAAAATAAAAATGCATCTTTTAGGAAGTTTTCATCCCCAGAAACAGAATAAAAAAATGGAACATCGACAACTACTCTATTATCATTCGTGAGTTGTCTCTTAAAACTTAATTTACTATTTAGATCTGCTAATAGACCTATAATGATATGTCTAATAACTGAATCGTCTTTGTTGTATTTAAGATTATATGTAGCCACTTAATTAAAGTATGTATTTATGGTTGTTTTATATATCATGACTTTATTCTATGCTTTCTATAGATAGTTTTGAAAAGCCATTTTCTCTATAAATTTGTATCTTCTTATCGAAGATTTCATGAGGTAGTACAGTGTGATTAATTACAAATGTATTAATCTTATTTTCTTTAATAACCTGATTTAAAATCTTTAAGATATTGTATACACCATCATGATCAACTGAAGATAAAAGCTCATCTAAAAATAACATATTAAGCTGTGGAAATCTTAGTTTAAGTATTTTAATAATTGCAATGATAATAATAAAATCTGCCTTCTTTCTTTCACCAGTAGACAAAGTCATTGGATTAATATCTTCACCTAAGTGATTGATGATACAATTAAATTTCTCATCAAATCTTATATGAAATGGTAAATGCATGGTTTGAGCCATTGCTGCAATATTGGTGTTGAGTCCTGGTAGAATAGTTTTCACTGCTAGATTTTTAACACCATCTTCACCTAAAATGTTTTCAACTATTTCCATAAAGCTATAATCTCCATTTAGGTTATCTTTGCTTTTAGATTTTTCAGATTCTTTTTCTTCAAATTCTGTAATTAAATTTCTTAAATGATCAAAATCACCACCGGCTGGCGTGTTCTTTAATTTAAGCAATTCACCTTTAAGGCCTCTCATTGTAACTTTATGATCAGAAATTTGAGACTCTAATTCTAATTTAGATTCTCTAGCATCCGTTACTCTTTCTGATAAAACATCCATCTCACCTTTAAGTGATTTGATATTGTTCATGTTAGTTTTGATGTTATCTTCAAATTCACATATTTGGTTTGTGTGCCAATCAGAAGTTAATTTAGTTTCACATGTTGGACAATGACCACTTTCATAGAGTTTTAATTTTTTATTGAGATAATCTATTTCTCTTTTAATGTCTTTGGCATCTGAGTGCTTATCATTATATTGCGTATTGAACTTATTCATCTCACTTTCGTGATTTGTTCTATCTTTGTCTAATGTATCTACTGTAGACTTAAGAGAAACTAAACTTTCTTTTAATTCTTCTATTTTTGATTTATTTGCAGTAGTTGATTCTTCTAATAAAGTATTAAGTTTGCCCCTAACAGAACCTATTGAATTCATAATTTCATTAAGTTCACTTTCATATGAATCAATATCCATTTTAACCTGTCTTCTTTCATCTTTTATTTGACGCTGCATATCATTAAGAATAGAAAAACCAAACATCTTATCGATGATTTGTTTTTTATCTTGATTAGACATGGTTAAAAATGATTTAAAATCATTTACTGATAAAATAATAATGTTTTTGAATACGTGATATGGAATACCAAAGACCTCTTCTTCTAGATAATCTTGTACAGATTTTTTACCGGCTTTATCGAATTCTACACCATTTAATTTGACACTAAATTTATTAGGCAATAATCCTCTTTCTATTTCGACATTAAGTGCTCCGCATTTTAATCCAATACGGACATACAGTTCTTTATTGATTCTATTTGGTAGATCAGATAATTTGACGCCTTCAACTTTACCGTAAAGTGCATATATCATTGCGTTAGCAATAGTAGTTTTACCATCACCATTTTTACCAAGTGTCAAAAATAATTCAGAATTTGTTTGTTCAAATTCTAATCTTTGCAACTGGTTTCCATAACTCGCAAAATTCTTAAACTCTATAAAATCTATTCTCATGCCTCTGTATCGTAGTTATATGCACATTGTGTGTACAGCTGTTTTAATTTGGTCTTGAGCTTTTGTTTCATATCTTCATCATCTGCTATACTATCAACATACATATCACATAAATTTAAGATATTGTAATTCTTATACATTTCTTCTATCTCATCTATGTCGTAAAAATCTTTGTCGATGTAGTTTTCTTCTTGATAGATATTTGGCTCTAGTTTTCTACTTATGTGTTGAATTTTATTGATCAATAAACTTAAAGCATTAGTAGTGGCTATTTGACTGGGCACAAATAAGTCAACAAAATTATTTTCTATTTGTGATTTAAATGTCCCTAATGTAATGTCGAATAGTTGCGTAATATTGTATTTAAGGAATTTAGGAGAAATATGATTCTCATAAAATGATTCTTCCATATTTGATAAATCTACAAGATCAAAGCCCTTAGAGTTATTTGCGTCAGATCTGGTCAACTGATATGGTGTTCCAACCATTAATAACTTACCACGTTCTTGTCTAAAGTGGATGTGTCCTGAGTATACCCGTGTGTATTTATCATATACATTAGAATCTGTACCGTGTTCATTCTTAACTTTAGCATTAAGATAAATACCTTTAACTTCAGAATGACAAAATACAATATCTGTTTGTGGGAAATCTGCTAGAGTTTGAGTTTCATGCTCTGCGTCTCTTCTCCATGGCATCATTAATATCTTTCTATTATTCCAATTTAATAATTCAGGTTCTTTATAGATCTGAACATTAGGAATCCATTTTAAACTATCGATCGATGTTATCTCATTCGACTTTTTAGCCCATATGTCGTGATTACCACATATAACATGAACTGGCAATATTTCACCTAGTCTTTCAAATAGATTAACTGCATAATTTAATACTTTAATATTAATAGATTGTCTATTATCAAAAGTATCTCCCACTTGTACTAGAACATCTCCAGGTTGTACGTGTTCCTTTAATGTAGGTATAAATAAATTCTCAAAGAAATCTTTTTGAATTTCTAACCATTCCATAGAATTGGCTCTTACGCCAAAGTGTAAATCGCCAAGAATCCAAACTCTTTTGACTTCTTGACCCAATGTCTTTTGGTCAATCATTAAAATAATTTGTTAATGTTCTTCTTTCCTAAAACGCCAGTCTTTTTATCTAATTCTTGTATTAGATCTTCTTTATAAACATTTGAAAGTGAACTATAAAATTTAGTTGGATTAATATCAAAATATACACACAATTCGCTAAATAAATCTATACGGCTAAATTTAGCTCCCATCTCGTCTGAGATATAACCATATACATCATTAATGTCTGATTTTTTAAGCTTATTGCATCTTCCTAAATCATCAACTTCATTAAAGCTTTTAAATCTAGAAACTTCTATAAGAGCATGTATTTTTGTAGCGATCATGTCGAAATGAATTTTTATCTCTTCATCTCTATTGTCCTTGAATGTAGGATCTAAATCAAATGTTATGTCTGTTAATTCGAAGTCTGGTGCGTCGAATGAATTGTTAAATATTTTGTCGTTTGCTCCCATAATTATATTCCGTGTAAGTTTGAATTTGTAATGTCGTCGGTTTCAATTAGCCTCATGTAATTCCAATTAATATTTAATTTACACTTAGTTCCTTTGCCCTCGCCATCCCTAATTTTTAAAATCTTAAGCCAATATTCATCATTAGCTCGCATAAGATCATCTTGTATAATACCTAACATGATGTCTGCTGTGTGAGAAAGACCTGCAGATTCTGCAACGTCTGTCATTGAAATGTCTGAAGAATTGTAGCCATTTCTATTTATCTGAGTTGCTGTGACTATCAGCCAATCATTTCTAATACCCATAGCTCTAAGATCTTCTGCAATTTGCTTGATCTTCATATAAGTATTTTCCGTATTTAAATTTCTGTAGTTTGCTAAGATGTTTATGTAATCTACCACAACTGCACCAATCTTAATCTGACGCTCTTCTTCAATTTGACTAACATATGCTTCAATATCTAATACTGTTGCCTGTGAAGTTGGCATTTGTTTAATAAATAGTTGACCAGGTGGTGTAAATCCATCACCAACTGTTTCTAATCTTCTTTTAATGTGATCTTTATTCTTTGCTTTTTCTGCGTATTCATTAATGTTTACACTAAGAAGATTTGATCCAATTCTCTTTACAAATTTATGAGCTGCCATTTCTGCGGTAATAACCACAGTGTTGGTTCCCATTTTTACAAAGTTTGCTGCATCATTTGCTAGATATATTGACTTACCAATATTTTGTTCTCCGGCATATACGATTAGGTTACCTCCCTTATCATATCCACCTCCTAAAAGCCTGTCAATAAAATTATATCCTGAACTTACCTTTTCTGATTCTTTTTGATCGTGTGATTCTACATCAAAGAAATCTAAACCAAGATCAGAATTAAAACTAAGATTGTTTCTTTCATTAATAAGACCTTTAACCTTTTGGATAACAGTGTCTGCGTTCTCAGGTGTTACCTTAGTAGTCTTAATAAATTCTATAGTATCTATTAGTGTGGTGTCAAAGGTGCGCCATTTAATCCAAGATTCAGCTGTAGTAGTTAACCATTCTTCGTCATATTGATCAAGATCTGTTTTAAATACTAGGTCTAATAAATCTTCATTAATCTTTTCCTTTGCCCTTTCATGTCTATTAACCAATAACCATAACTGCTCTTTACTTGGTGTTTCATGAAATTTATCATAAAACTTATTAGCTAAATAACTTAACAGATCTATTTCTTCAGAAGTATAAAAACTTTTCTTAATACTCTGTAGATATTTAGGCTTGATTAATGATAACCTAAAAAATATTTTTTCAAAATCTTGACCGAATTGCATATAATGTTGTTTATCCTTCTATGGTAAATTTACCAATTTGTTTACTATAAGGCTCCTCGTCCCATAAATTTATGGCCACTGCGTATCTAGTTCCTTTTGTAACTACTGTGACCTGGTGCGGATGTTTACCAGCTTCGAATATAATCAGCCTATTTGGTTTAGCATAAAGTACTTCTGGTGGATTTTCATCTCCATTAGAATATATTTCTAACATTCCACCTTCAAACTCGTCTTGGTGCGGATAATAAATAGATCCCATTATTGGGGTTTTAAATTCTCCTGTTTTTTCAAACCAAGCTTCGTCTTTATCGAAATGCATTTCTAAATAGTCATCAAAATCTTGACCGTTTTGATTTGACTGTTGAATGCCAGTCCAATATTCAAATCCAGAAATATCATATGATGTTGAAATTGGACAATTCTGTCCCCATGCATATTCTATAATTTTTTTAGTAGTATTATTTACCGGTGAATTCCACCAACCATCATACCACTTGTAAACACCTGGATCTTTAAATATATCCTGTGCATTTGATTGTATCTCTTCTAAGAGATTTTTATCTTTTATAAAATCGTCAATTACTGTTATCATGCGAATGGGTTTTGAATTATTTTCCAAGAAAGCTTGCCCTTCTCAGTGTTTACTGGTTCTACAATACCTAGATTAACTAAATCTTCGATAGATTCTAATAATTTAGATTCGTCGGTTTCTATAAACCTATATGTTTTTAGGGCATGTAAAGTAAAATTGCCTTTATGTCTATCTGGCATTCTAACACACAATTGTATCTCTTTGTAAAGTATGTCAAAGCCGGTTGGATATTCAGGTAAATCTTTTTCTATGCCCATAACATATTTTATGGGTAGATTATCCTGATTAATTTGCATCCTCTTCTAATATTTCGTCTAAGTCTATTTCTCTTTCTTCAGTATTGTAATTAAAGACATGTTTGATTCTAGCTTCAATCTTTTCTAATACTTCTTGTGTGAATACTTTCTCTGAGAAGAAATCTTTATTAGGTACTGACTCATCTAAATGTTTACAGATCCAATTTCTTGCAGTTTTCTTAGGGATCTTCTCACCCTTTTCGATAACACCTTTTGTAATACCAATTTCTTCCCAATCAATATATTGTTCTAACCCAACATATCTGTTCATACCTTCTGTAAAGTGTAGGTGAAATTTAATATTATGTGGTTTTGCAAAACGATTCTTATTTGGCTTAGCAGTTACAATAATACCTGCTTTTTCACCACTAGATTCTTTAAGTTGCGCCTTTCCTAAGAATAGAACAATAGATGCTGCATATTCTGGTCCAGTTCCACCACCGGCTACTTGTCTTGAGATAAAATCTTGAGTCTGATAAGTATGGTTGGTAAAAATAAACGGTATCTTAAGATCTGCTAAAGGTGTCATAATGATTCTAAAAATAGATTTTAGCACCTTAGATCTTGTCATATCTGCTTTTTCAGATCCTGATTTTGCATCTTCAATTTCTTTTTGTGTTGCTAAGTTACCTGCAGAATCTAGAATCATCATAACCTTTGGTGTTTTACCACCAACTCTTTTGATGTCTTGCATCTTACTAGTTAATGTAGTAACCGATGTTCTAAATTCTTGAACAGTGTTAATTGGTTGATAATTTACTTTAGTAACATCAATACCAAACTTTTCCATTTGATCTTTATCTACCGCAGCTTCACTATCATAATAGATCACATTATATCCCATATCGATTGCTCTTTTTACTGAGTTCAATACTAAGAATGTTTTACCAGTTCCTGAGGGTCCTGCGATTGAACATGTTCTACTGTTTGGCCATCCACCGAAAAGTGAACCACTAACACATGCATTCAAGTGATAGTTACCAGTGTCAATCCACTCTGTAACTTCACTAAAAGTTGAGTCTGCCATAATTGATCCCATAGGATTCAATTGTTTTAACTCAGCGTTTATATCGTCAAAACTAAAATCTTTCTTTGCCATGTAATTATACTTTTTGTTTAAGGTTATATCACTATAACTTCGTTTGTTTCTAAATAAAAAAACCGACTTACTCGTCGGCTTCTTTTAATGTTTCTATTAAGTTTGCATTTGGAAATTCAATAGATTCAGCCTCTCTTAATTCTTGAAGATTTTTGATAAGGTCTGTTGATTCTTGACCAAGAGCACTTAATTCTTTTTGAATTTGGTTTAATCTATTTAAAATATATTGATACTGTTCAACATATTCTTTTTGCCTAGTTGTTAATTCTACGTGCATGTTATTCTTCCGGAAAATTAATTTTTAATTGATTTGGATCTGATGCTTCAGCTGCATCTAATTTCCAAATTAATCTTCTTACTGCATTACCTAGTTCCATGTCATTAGGTGTTTGCTTTGTTAAACTTAAAATAGTTTCGTAAAATGTTGGTGTCATAATGTTTTTTTTTAAAATAACGACGATGCGTAAATTAGATTAGTGTCCAGTGTTTGTAGACCAATTGCTGTCAATACTCTATTAAGAGGATCAATCATTGCTTTTTCAAATTGAGTGTCGTAATCAATTTCTGGAGCAATTTCATAAGGGTGTTCATTTGGCATATATGCATATACTTCAGATATCGGTGATTTACAGTTATAAATCTTTAGCTTTTCACCGTTACCAATAACCTTATATTTGTTTTTATACTTTTTATTGTTATTTAGTAGATAGTTATAATATCCTGCGGCTTTAACATTGGCTGGACATTTTAGTCCTATCTGAAATTCTGTCTGATCATCTACAATATACTTATCGATATTGTTGGTTCTTCTATTAAATGAAATCTCATCAATATCTGCTAGTTTAAATTGTTTCTTGGTTTCCTTCATAAAAACAACCAATGATTGTAGATCTTCTGCAGTTGGAGTTACTCTACTTTTAAAGATAATTTTAAGTGCTTCTACTAGTTTTTCTCTAACAAATTTGGGTGTTGAAGATTGAATCGTATCAAACCCAATTGTCTTAATTTTCTTCAATGATTTATGACGGTCTGTGATCTCTAACTTATCGTCCCACGCTATGTTTTGAATATACTTTTTCTTAGACATCCAAATACCATTGTATGCGAGTGCCTCTAGTTCGAACATTAAATAATTATCTGTGTTTCTTTTCTCTGCGTATTTTTCCATGGTTTTAGATATGTAATCTTTTAATCTAAATCCATAAAGTGCTAAAATAAACACATCAATTTCCATCTTCTCTGTTTCTTCTGGCCAAATTATTGATTCATACAAATCTTGGAACTGTACGTAACATGAATCTGTATCAATATAAATTACTGCAGGTTTTTCAATTTTACCTTTTACTTTAATGCCGAAGTGTGAGTGGACTGCTGTGTCTTTGTGCCAAAACTCATTAACGTATTTATTGAGAATTGTTTCTGAGTAGAGAATTGCATTTTTGCCTTGTTTTGTAATTGACTCGGCAATGTCAATATTAAAAAAGTGGAACCACTTATTACCGAAGGCTCCGTAGATCGAGTTTAGTGTTAACTTAACTGCTTGTTCATATGCTGTATATTTGGCTGAAAGCTGCTTGTAGTGATCTACAAGCAGCTTCGCCTCATTATCAGTTAATTCCTCGATAGATTTATTTTCTAGCGCTTCGATATTCATACTTATGCTGTTTGACAAGTTGAAACAGTTAGTAATGTATCTGTGTCATTAGAGTTGAAAACAACCTTTGATCCTGAAACATATACTGTTTGTTCGTCTTTGTCAAGTAAGCTTAAGTACTTTTTATAAACTGTTACTTCACCGTTTCCGCTTGTATCTGGATTGATTACAACGCTAAATGATTTACCACTTACACTTACACCTGATACATCAGATTTAATGCTAAATGTTTCATCTTTATCTAGTGAAAATAGATTTTTAACTTTACCTATCATGTGAGTGTCAAAGCTAAAG